ACCACTCGATGCCAAATGTCTGTCGACTAGTGTGTATGCAGTAGTGGTGGGGCCCCATCGCGCCCAAAAGTCGACGTTAGATATAGCTAGACGAAATGCACACCCGAAAAAAATGCACCCTATCAGAAAAGTCATATTGTTCTACCTCCATACTCTTATTATACTACACACTGCAGCCGTTTACACTTTGTAGGAAAAATATGCGGCATTATATGGAGGGACACAAATGGCAACGAATAAGGTACGACTGAAAGGTCGCAAAACAGCAAAACGAGATCTAGATTGGCAGCTACACCAAGCAGAAGATCTACATATGAAACTTATCGGTATCAAGATCGGATTGGAACAGATACCAGATACACATCTACCTCAGGCACCGCTTTGCAGGGCAACCATATCTTTCATCTCAGATCTTATGCGCAAATGGCAAGATCGCCTACGCGCAGATATTGAGAAACAAAAAGAAGAACCCGCCCCAAAAAAGCGTACAAGACGCAAGAAAAAACCCGTAAACAAAGATAGTTAATCCTGTATAATAACGACAGGAGATCTTTATGAATGCGTCTATGTGGTGGTTTCATTGTGAAAACGATGATGACGTCAAGTTTTACAGAAAACATATTATCAAACGACCTGAGGTGGTTGATTGGATAAGAGAACAACAGGGTGCTCATTACGATGACCACGATGTTGATAGAGAACCGGCAAAGGAGCTTAATACTGATATACTAGGCCCTTTGCTTTCTAACCTCTCAGAGCTGGATCAGAGCATCCTACGATTACACTATGTAGAGATGCTCAAGTGGCGAGAGATCAGTGAACAGTTAGGGTACAACTTGTCTTATCTATGGAAGAGAGAAAAGCGTGCGATGGAAAAACTTCGTGCTATTATTGATAGGGATGGTTTGTCACCTTGGAGGAACGATGAAGAAAATGACTAAAGAAGAGAGGATGAAGCACGCAGCTCGTTCTCGTAACTACAAGACACGCTTGAAGCAAGCAGTCGATAAGGGCGACTTTGAAGATGTTGTCAAATCGATTATGCTTCTTGCAATCAAACATAATGATGAGACAGATTGGAAGGCCTCACCTCGTACATTTATGGAACTGTTGCAAGTGTTGCATAAGTTCAGAGTAGAGTTTGGTGCCACAGATGGTGACTTTGATGATATACTCAGAGTACTAGATGGTGGCAACGGTGAGTGATATTGACAAGATGATAACAGAACTGAGCAATGCTGAGTTGCTTCAACTCTTTGAGATGTTGCGGTTGAAGAACACACGCTTTGAAAAAGATCTGTATGATGTCCTAACACTGATAAGAGCAAACAAGCGTGCTAGAGGTAGAGGTTGAATAGAATAACAAAAGTCAATGGTCAAGTACTAAAAGCCTTTGAAGATCCACGAAACTTTTTTAAGTTTCTAAAAGTGTTCGACAAAGAGCAGAACAAACTTGTACCCTTTGTTATGCGTCCTCAGCAAGAAGAGTTGTTAGATGCCCTGATGCAACACAACAAGATTGTGGTTCTGAAGGCACGACAACTCGGTGTCAGTACACTACTCAGAGCTTATTTCTTGTGGAAGTCATATATGGCTGTAGAACCTACCCGTCACGCTATCATATCATATACCCGTGATAGTGCTGACCATCTACACAATATGGACAAAGGCTTCTATCTATCACTACCAAAACCACTACAGAGGAAACTATCAAAATCTTCTGCTCGTACATTACAGTTTGGAGATACCAATGCAGAACTCAGAGCATTTACAGCCGGTGGAAAGGCCGGAGCTACCCGATCATTTACATTTACAGATACTCATATCTCTGAGTTTGCTTTCTTTGACGATCAAGATGATGTGCTTGCCAACGTTATGGCCTCGGTTGGAGAAGGACAGATTGTCATAGAGACAACACCCAACTCACCAGGTGATAAATACCACGACCTGATAGAAAATGCACCAGAGAATGGTTGGCATCTCTGTTGGTTCCCTTGGTACGAACATCCACAATATACGAAGAAAAGCCAGTTCCATCAACCACAAGTACCAGATCCAACAGAAGAAGAGGTAGAAATACGAGAACAGTTTGATCTATCGCTTGGTCAGCTATACTGGCGAAGAACGATGATCAAGACAATGGGATTGGAGAAGTTTAGACGAGAGTTTCCAGCAACAGTGGATGAGGCATTCTTTGCAGCTAGCAACGAGTTCTTTCCGCTTGATATACTGGACGAACTAACAGTGCTTGATCTGGGTGGGCAGAAAGAGCGTTGGTATTGTGACCCTGTTCCGGGTGACAAGTTTGCTATGGGTGTGGATGTTGCAGCGGGAAGGGGCGGCGACTATAGTGTTATCACAGTGGTGAGCTGTACAACACATCTTCCAGTATATCACTTTCGTTCTAATCAGATCTTACCTCACGAGTTGGCTGATAAGATCTACGACTTGTACTGGGATTTTGATGAACCCTACACCATCATAGAACAGAACGGGCCAGGTGAAACAGTGCTTTACCGTATGAAGGAGTGGAAGGTCAAGAACCTCTACAAGGACAGTAAAGGACGAGATTGGCGTACTCGAAAGGAAAATAAAATCGCTATATTTGATTACCTACGCGATTGTATTTGCGAAGGTGTGATAGATGCCGTAGATAAAACTCTTTGGAATGAGATGCGAACAATACAGATAACAAAAGGTGCACCAGCATCTGCTGGACACGACGATATGGTTATGGCCACTGCTCTTGCACTGTGGGCTGTAAAACTAAAACCAGTACCTTCTTGGTATTCAGTCAAACAGACGATTATCGATGATATGATTAAAGGTAGACGTGCTGCAAGGATACTTAGAGATGGTGGGTACAGAAAACACATTAGAGGATATAACAAATGAAATACAAAATGACGCCAAAGATTGTGCAACAAATCTTAAAAAATCACGAAGTTTATTGGCACGATGAACGACCTGATCTGTTCAGATACAAACAAGCATATGAAACCAAGTTCTGGGACAGAGCTAGTGAAGGTCAGATGGCTACATATGTACAAACCTCAGATGCATACGGTTATATTGAAAGTTATATCGCTTCTCTGTTTGCAAGAAACCCTGGTGTCGTTGTAAAGAACGGTATCCGTGGTAGAGGTGATGCAAGAATAGCACAACACTTGGCCAACGATTTCTTGGCATATCAACGTGAACAGATAGAAAATGCTAGTCGTATGGCACTTATCTACCCTATGTCATTTATCAAGATGATGCCAACAGGCAACAAAGACATTCTACGAAAGGTTGATACTTGTGCAGTAGCACCTTGGGAGATAATCTTAGATCGTGATGCAAGACGATATGATGATATGAAGTTTATCGGTCATCACTACTATATGACACTTATCGAAGCACGACACAAGTTTGGTGATAAGAAATACAACACTGTCCGCAAAGAGGAGTACTTTGAGAAGTACGATATGCAAACAGACGAATATGGTGGTACAGGTGGTCAGATTGGTGACCAAAACTTTGACCATTACAAGTACATTGAGATTGTAGAACTCTACGATCTACACACAGGCATTATGTACTTCTGGTCACCTGATTGGAAACAAGGTGAAAAGTTTCTGATGGAAGAAGAAATACCTTTCAGAGATGTCAACAACGATCCAGTACCACCGATCGTACCCTTGTATTTCAACCGACTACCAGACAAACCAGTAGATGGGTACTCTGCAATGAGGAGAATATACGACCAGATCTTCGAAACCAATATGGTTAGAACATACCAAGCCAATGCAGTTAGAAAGGCTTCTCGTCAATATCTGGTAAAGAAAGGTGCACTAGACGAAGAACAAATGGCACAGATTACATCGGGTATCGATGGCCTTTTTGTTGAGGTAGATGAGGAAAGTTTGGCAGGTGTTATGACTGCAGTACCACAAAATCCAACACCACCAGAACTAGAGTTCTATGTCAATCAGGTACAACGCGACAAAGACAAAGGATCGATCCTAGCACCATTTACAAGAGGTGAAAGTAGTAGAACATCGGCAACAGAAGCCGCTGCACTTGCTGCCTATACATCATCAGAGATAGGTCGACTGGCTAGAGAACGTGACAATATGATTGAAGAGCTAGCTGAGGTGTATCTCAATATGGTTGCACTATACATAGAAGAAGAAAACCAATCACAGATTATTTTACTGGATGGTAAAGCAACTGCAGTCAGAGCAGACAACTTAGAAGAAAACTTCCATATTTTTGCACAAGATCAGGCATCTACACCTCTTTCAGAAAGTGTAAAGAAACGTGAGTTTATACAGTCAATACCAACACTTGCAAATCTTGGTGTACCACAGAAGACATTGTTGGCAGAGCTGGTAAGAGCACTTAATCTACCAGAAGATTTTGTGACAGCAGCAGAAGAACAAAACAGACAAGTATCAGCAGCCAAAGCAAACTTAGCCGCAGAAGGTGTGGCACCAGATGCTGCTGAGCAAGCAGGAGGATTAGTTTCGACGCCACAAGGGCCAGCTAATCTACAAGGCATTCTACCCGGCGCAACAGGAGTAAGTTAAGATGGGATTTTACAAAGTACATTGCAAGAAGTGTCAAACACATTGGGAAGTAATGTGTTCTTTCGACAAGTTGGCAGAACTAACTTGTGGAGCAAAAGATTATTGGGGTCGACCAATGCTATTCAACTCAGATACAGATGAAAACCAAGAAGAAGGTTGTGGTAATCTAGTTGAAAGAATATGGAAACCATCAGAGGCTGTTTTCTCTATCGCAGGCAGCAGTTTGGATACACACGGTGTGCATAACTCAAATGGTTATTGGTCACAATCGTTTGGTCGATACTTCAAAAACAAAAATACAATGCATTCGTGGGCTGAAGAAAACGGATACAGATCAGTATCTCAAGCACAAGCAGATGAAGCGTTGGATGCACAGTATGAACAGTTGAAGAAGCAGGATGCTGTGGGACAAAAATGGACAGACAACCTTAAAAAGGCCGGAGGTGATAAAATCGAAGCGGCCGCCAAAACATTCGTATCGAAAGATATGCAAGACAAATAGGAGACATTATTATGGATGTTAAAGAAGTAGAAGAAATGGCAATGGTGGCAGATATGGCTGAGGCTGAAAAGCTGGCTGAGTTTGCACCTTCCGGATCTTTCAAGAAAGACAGTGTCAATCGTCTTATTCGTAGTTTGAATGAGATGTTGAAGCACTTTGCAGTACCAGCTATTGCAGAAGTGGATGAAGACATCGACGGGCCGATGCCTGTAGAAGTCACTCGTGCACTATTTATGATTGATGCAGCAGTAGAAGATGCCAAGATGGATGAGTATTCATACGATATTGGTGACATCAGATCTGATAGAGATATTATGATGCTTCGTGGTAAGATCGAAGCTGCTGCAAAAGACAGAGCCTTTGTTGCTTTCTTACGCAAACCGATGCCAGAGACAAACGTCACACAGGTAGAAGTTGAAGTAGATGCATCAGATGAGGTACCTCCAGGTTTTCATAGAATGCCTGATGGTAGCATTATGTCCGATGACGATCCATCAATGAAAGGTGGTGAAAGTTATGGAGATGATGACGAAGATATGGAAAAACTTATGATGTCCCGTATGGGATAAGCACACAACAATATCATTCAAGAACGTAGGAGAAGAAAATGAGTGAAGAAACAAGCAACACGGCAGATACAACTGCCACTGCTAACGCAGAAACCAACGTAGAAACGTCGACGTTAAACACAGAGACATCTTCTGGTGAAGCCAATGAAAACATAGGTGAAGTCAAAGAAAATGCAATACACAAGGTTAGGAAAGCTTTTGGCCGTACTAACGAGGTGAGACAAGCAGAAGCCTTACAAAGGGCAGAGCTTGAACAGATGAAGAAGCCGAAGAACATTGCATTGGAAGATTTGAACGATGTAGAGTTATCTGAAGGAAAAGGTGTAAACTACAAAGAAGTAGTAGCTGCTTTACCTGAAGATGCAAAAACTCTGCTTGGTAATCTTCGAGCTGACTACACCCGTAAAACACAAGAGTTGGCATCACAAAGAAAAGAGCTAGAAGCGCAGATGAAGGCTCTTACAGAAGGTGAGTTCTTTCAAAAGGTTAGAGAACGTGCAGGTCAAGAAGATGTGGCACTGGATCCGTATGACACAAAATCTTTTGAAAGTCGTATCGAGCAAGAAGTAGCAAGAAGATTGCAAGATATGTTTGAACCTGTGCGTCAGCAACAAGAGTTGCAGATGAGACAGATGAAACTACAAGAGTTCAAAACTGCACATCCTGATTTAGAAAGTATGAAGACAGAAGTAGCTGACTTACTAAAACAGAATACAAACCTTACACTCCAAGATGCATATTTCATTGCCAAAGGCAAAAAAAATACATCAGAACTCGCAGCATTACGAGACGAAGTTGCAGAACGTAAAGCAAAGATGCGAGAAGTTGGATTGAAGATCGGCCAAGGCACTTCTACCAATCCATCTAGGCCTCCAAAAGGCTTGAAAGGATATGAACTTTACCAATGGTTCGAGCGACAAAAAGCAAAAAAACTTGGAACATAGGAAAAAAACTGTGCTATTTATGAAAGCCCCACTTGATATGCATCAAAGAAGGTGGACACGCTACATACAGGATCCGTTTCGGACACCCTTAAAAGCTAAAGATGCAAAAACAAAGTAAATCAACAAACAAAGCCTTTCTTATTCGGAGGATTACATTATGGCTATATCGAATGACGTTTTATCATCGACGCTGCGTATTCTTTTAGATGAAGAAGTAGACAACTTATTTAAGGCTGTCCCTCTTCTCGAAGAAATGCGATCTAGTGGCGGTGTTGAAACTTATGACGGTGGACAAAAACTTGACGTTCCACTTATACTCGCGGAGCACAGCTCCATTACACAACTTTCTAACGGTTATGAACCCATCAATCTCGCAGTAAAAGATGCATTGAGAAATGCTACCTTCAACTGGTGTGACTTCGTGGCTCCTGTCGTTATCACAAAGAAAGAAGAACTTTCTAACAAAGGTGCAAAAGCAGTAGTATCTATTGCCGAAGCCCGTATGAAATCAGTTATGGGATTGCTACAACGTGAAGTTGAAAAGCAACTTATCGCTGGATCTTCAACAGTACTTACTGATCTTAACACCCTTCGTGCTTCTACTACAGCTCGTGCAAATGGTGGTTTCTTGGCTGGTGCAGCTTATGGAACTCAGTCAGGTACAGTTGGTGGTATTGATACGGCAGCGTTATCTACCTTTCAAAACCAGTACAAGCGATCAGGTACTCTTTCTATCGCTGATATGACTGACCTTTACATTCAGTGTCAAGCATATACACCTGGTGGTGGATCACCAAACCTTATCATCTCTTCTGCTGAAAACTACAGAGATTACAAGGCACTTCTTTTTGCTAATGAACGCTTTATGGCTGAAAGCCAGCTTGATGGTGGTCGTTTGGCATTGATGTTCCACGGCGCTCGTATGTACTACGATCCGTTCCTTGACAGTGTCACTGACGGTACTAATGACATTAGAGCTTACTTCTTAAACACAGATCACTTGAAACTTGCTTTTGACAGTGACGCACAGTTCGAAATGGAAGATTTTGAGCACATCTCAGGATTTGCTTCTAGATCAGCCAACATTTGCACTAGGCTTCAAATGTACATTCAGCATCTTGGTTCTCAAGGCTTACTTACTAAATAATAGGGGGATATTATGGCTACAAATAGAACATTACAAAAACTGGATATCCTCGACAGCGATGGTAACGCTTTTGGTGTTGACACCTCAAACAGACGTCAGATTGAAACATTTATCGCAGATGGGGCCATCGGCCTCGGAGATTGTGTGACATTCGATGTTGTTGATGGTGGCGGTGCTGAATGTGTCATCAAAGTTATCGAGAGCCCTGCAAACAAATCATCTATTGGAGTTGCTCTTAGTGCAGCTTCTGCTGGTGACAGTGTTAGAGTTTGCTTGTCAGGGATTTGTGAAGCACAGGTCGAAGGTAAAGATCAAGCAGGTGCTGCTGCTATCTCAGCTGGAGATTATCTCTGCGTAGGAGCCGTTGCTGGTACATTGTACAAGTTCGGACACCACGCAAATGATAAAGTACCTGTTGCTATTGCAATCGATGATGTCGGTTCTGGTGCTGCAGCTAGTCAGAAAACAGTTGTTTTCTTGAAGCAGTTCTAAGCACATAAACATATACCTTGCGCCCAGGGTTAAGGGCACTTTCTATGTGAATGATCTTACGATTTTCATTTAGATCTCCTTGAAATAAAACAGTTGGCCCTGCCTCTTCTGGGGCAGGGTTTTTTCAAATAAACTAGAGGAACAAATGAACTTAAAAGAAATGAGAACAATGGTTGCCAGCATTTTGGATTATGATCCTGATGTACAATCATATCGAGATGAGATCACACGCTTTCTAAACGAAAGTTATCGTAACTGGTTTGTTAGTCGACCATATGAGTTTTCACAAAAAACAGTCGACGTATACACAATGCCAGATGCTGACATACCAAACACTTCAACAATCCAAGGGTCAAACTCAGAGATTAGAAACTTTATAGAAGCCAATGCTGCACTATCTTCAACAGACAGTAGCAACGCTGGTTTTGTTCAGCGTTTTACGACAACAAACGAAGGGTCGATAATAGAAGTCACCAATGATGATGAAACATCAAACAACGGTACATACATTATTGACAAGATAGATTTTGGTGACAACAGATTTTATGTATCAAAGATGAGTTCTACACCACAAGTAGATTGGGTAGGAACATCATCATCAGTGGTCAGTGGATCTGTACAGCAAAGATATATTACACTACCAAATGACTGTGTCGATATACTTGGTGTTCAAATACGAAACATCAGTGAAACAGCAGATGGTACTAACGCGCTTGGAAAAGTATACAATCTCACTAGACGCAGAGATGAAGAACTAAATCTTCGTTTCGACCTTGTTGGTACGCCAACAGAATACATTGTATATGATGGCTATCCAGAACATACAATAGATATTGATCAGTTTGTACCAAGAGCAGGTAAAGATTTCAATGTCGATGAAAGTGCAAATACACCCGGTTGGCCAGAAGGAACCTATGAGTTCAAGATGTCATATGTTTGGCGTGGTGTAGAAAGTCAGTTATCTGATGCACAACAACTTAAAATATCGACAGCAAACAAGATACCACGCTTCAATGTAAATGATACAACCAAACAAGGCTTCAAAGGTTTACGAAAGAAGTTTTATGTTCGTGCTGTATCAATCGATGGTAAAGCTTCTGGTACTACACACGAAGAAAAGTTTTTCAGAGATCTGAGTACTGTATATTCTAAGGTGTCACCAAATGCAAGTGCTGGTGCAAACCAGTTTAAGTTTTTTATCATTGATGATGACGAAACACAAGTCAGCTGGCCACAAACACAACTTACAATCGATGGTGCAGATGACTTTTACAAGTACGAAAGAGAAGGTACAAACACAGGATACAGACAAAGAATACGTCTCTATCCTCGCGCAGCAGCAATAACACCAGTAGAGTTCAGGTATATCTATATGCCAACCGATCTAGCAGATGACTTTGATGTACCAAAAACACCTGCAGATACACATCGCTACTTAGTTTTCAAAACTTGTGCTGATGCATTTATGAAACATAACAATCCAGATATGGCAGCATTTTATGAGAAGAAGGCAGAAAAAGAACTACTCAAGATAGACAATAAATATCTGACACAAAGATCAGCACTTTACATCAAAGAGAACTTCATTGCCGGGCCGCTTCGTATTAAGCCGTATCAACAACTTACGAAACTACCGGATGCATAATGAAAACACCTGGCAAACTAGAAATAAAACCTATAGTTGGTATCGATGAAAGAATACCAGCACCAGACAACTCAGCAATACTAATCGATAACTGGACATACGACGCCCATACTAAGACGTGGAGCAACTATATCGGCTTCGAGGAGTATTTCCACAAAACAAACCGTCCGTATACTTCTAGTACATCTCAGATATACGACGATAAATCTATTGACAGTATATATGTTTATCAAAGACATAACTCAGCACAACAGTGGGTGTTGTATGAACAAGATGGTAAACTAAAATATCTAGTGCCAAGTGCAGGACAAGCAGCCAATCAGGTTGCACAAACATTACTATCAGATCGGCACGTTCCAACAATACAAGAAGCACATACAAACTACACACCGTATGGTCGATATGTGGTCATTACAAATGGTATTGATGGGCCGATCAAGTATCGTGGTGGTGACAGAACATATCCACTTGGCTGGGACAGACGACCTGGTCGACTAGATGTTGTGACACCAGACAACTTTGACCAAAACATACGACCACTCAACTATGTAGAAGCAACATCAAACTTTGAGTTGGGGCAAGACGAAATAGAAGGTGGTAGTATTTTTAAGTCAGAGTTCTTTGAAGGTGTAGGTTTTGTGACAGGATCTGACGGTACCAACGAATACAGATACAAAGTAAGTTTTCTGAATGAAGCAGGATCAGAAAGCCCCATATCAGAAGCAACAAGAAAAATAAAGTGGGATACACTAGACATTACAAAAGGCACAAACGAATATGCCAACCGTGCTTGTCCAGTTATGCAGCTACCAATCGGGCCAACAGGTACCGTTGCACGACGACTGTACAGAACAACAAACAAAGGTACAGTGTTTCAGTTCTTAGATCAAGTATCAAACAACACAGATACTGTTTATGTAGATTACAGAGAAGACAGTCAACTAGGTGCAACAGCACCAAATGATAGTGACAGTATCATCTTTCCTGCACCCGGTGGTAGGTTTACAGCAACATTCAAGAACTGTTTATTTATTGATGGAGGGATTGCTGATGGAAGTAGATTATATTATTCGCAACCAAATCAACCAGATACTTTCAAAGATACAAACTTTTTTGAGGTGGGTACTCGAGAAGGTGGTGACATAACAGGATTGGAAGTATACTACAACTCACTTCTAGTATTCAGAGAACAAGCAATCGATCTTGTACGAGGTGACGCTCTGAACGGCTTTGAACTCGTCCCCTTTATAACAGGCATTGGTACGAAATCACACCACTGTATCATCAACGTGCCAACTATAGGGATTATGTTTTTAGGACAAGACGGTATCTATGCAATCAATGGTGGATTGGATGGTGGTTCTTCTCTTGGTATACAAAAAATCAGCGATCCAATACAACAATATATTGAAAGAATATCGCTAGATGGTTTACCACACGCTGTTGGATTATACACATCACAGTGGAGAGAAGTACAGTTTTATGTGCCACTTGACGATGGTAATCAACTTACACACGCTTTGATATACCACATTGATAGTCAATCATTTAGTATCAGAAACAACAAAGATTATGGTGTAAACTGTATCACAACAGATCGTGATGCTAACTGTATCTTTGGTAGATATGTCGACACAGAAGATCTGAACCGTGTAATGCGTGGTATTTTTGTAATCAGTCGTAAAAGAAAAGCCGGTACAAAACAGGTTGGTAGTGGTGAAGGTGCGACATTTGAAGATGCAGATGCAATACCATCTAGGATCAGAACACAATGGCTAGATATGGGCCAGCCTTTCATAAAGAAACAAATCAAGTATGTGTACCTTTACATATTGACAACAGGTAATCAAGCACCACAAGTAAAAACATACAAAGACAGAGATTGGAACGAAGGTTTCGAAACAAACACAGCAATAATGCAGCGACCAGATCATTTCTTTCAAGCAGTATACACACCTGTAGAACCAGGTCAAGAAGATGCAGAAGCATTGTGGGATACAGCAGAATGGGAAGATCGACTACTGACAGAAGTCAGATATCCTGTAGATATGAAAGCAGTATCATCATTTGCACTAGAAATAGAAGCAAACGAAGCTATGAAAGTTATGGGATACGCTGTAGAGTTTACTGTCAAAGGTACAGAAACAATAAGAGGGAGAAACCCATAATGGCATACAGATGGAGATACAATAACATTACAGGATCAATGATCGTAAACGCAAGAGATTATGACAAAAACTACAATCAGTATGTGTCAATCTTGAATGGTGGTTTGGATCGTGACAACTTACCTGTAAACAGCATAACATTCGACGACTTTGAAGATAAGTCAGTTGGAAGGTTTGCACTACAAAACAACATAAATGCAAAAGACGACTATGGTACTTCAGCAGATAGTGTATACACAGGTGGTTCAGTAAATCCAAGAGGTAATCAAATCAGAGGTTTGCGATATGAAGAAGCACCAATCGAAGGTGGTGGTTTCTGGTTTCCTATCGGTACAACAACTGCACTAGAATGTGATGAAGGTATGGCAATCATTCGCTTTCATATCAACAGTTATGTGCCAAAGTATTATCACTACTACAAAAGAGGCACAACAACAGAAGTTGCAAGAAGATCTAGACAGTTCAAGATCGAAGTCGACGGTGTTGAGGTAGGCAGAACATCAGAAATCTTTCCACAGTTTCATACAACACAGATGTTTATTCAAGTACCAATCAGTAAAGGAAACCACGAGTTCGATGTATACTGTAAACTACCTGCTAGAAAACCTGGTAATGATGCAGGTCAGGTAGCATTACAATACTTTGGTGGACAACTTTCTATTCATAACAGGAGAAGATGATGGGCAGAATAAAACTAAAAAACTTTTATCCAGATAACGGTAAAACAGATGCAGCAGAAGCAAATGCAAACAATAGTGCGATCAATGGTCAATCAACAAAACTTGATGGCTTGAATGTAAAACTGCAAGGTATTGATATGGTCAACCTAGCAGATAATCCACACCACAGAGGTGTATACAGGCAAGATAATGGTGCATATGAAGCTCTTGGAACATCACCCAGTACTTACAATGGATGGATATACAATGCATTTACTAAGACAGGCGCGCCAGCAGGCCAGCATTTTAGTGCGACAGGCTCTGCAAGCGCTATTTTTGAGTATCCTATTAATCACGATAATACTTTTGCTATCAATACCGCACACTCCAAAGGAACGAAAGTACAAATCAACGGATCCTCAGGAACCGCACTAAAACACCACGATAAAATACAAGTGACTTGGAATGTAAATGTTTGGGACATCTTTCACAACGGTAATGTGGCTAGAACATCACCAGCAAGTTATATGTCATCATTGGTAGACACTTCAACAAGTGGTATTGGTGTTGGTGAATACTACTATCTTATCTATCCAAAGTTCAACACTGTATCGAACAGTTTGAATGATGATGACTTCAAATCAGCTGATGATGCAGGTTTCTACAATGTACTAGTTGGTGGCCCACCACAATACTTCGATCCATCAGATCTGACAAACGGCAACTCAGATGTTTTGTTTGACTTCAGTGCAAGAAGGTTTGACCACTGTACAATAGTACCAATGCACATTGTGACATCAACACAGACAGCAAGTGGTGGTGGTAGATTTGCAACATACTTTACACACGATGCTTTCACACAAGAGTATCAATCTGCAGGGCCAAGTGCACAAGTCAATGGTATGCATACATTTGACGTCAATGTCGCCAATGGTGGTGGAAAGACACTGTTTGGTGTACAAATGTATATTAGTGGCCCACACAGGATAAACTCTGAAGGTCAGTTTCTGGAAAGCCAGATAACAGATCCAGGAAACAGTAAGTTTGGCGTTGATGTAAGTATAGTTCTAGAAAGAGCAGCAATAGAAGTACAAATACTTAATCCTCAAACAGGGAGGCAATAATGTCGTTTACAGCACCAAATACATTTTCAGCAGGAGCAAAGATAGTTGGAGCAGATGTAGAACAAAACATCGATGTTCTTCAAGCATATCTAAATGGTGGCATCAGTGCAGGTGATATCAATCCATCAGCACTATCAAACGAGTTTGGATTACGACACGTGATGAAAGGTGAATATCTTGCAATCAACAACAGATATGAGTTTGCAACAGGTTTAGTACAAGGCACACTTGGATCCAATCCAACAGGTGGTTATGCTGGAAACATTATTGGTGATACAAGTGGACAGCAAGTATCAGCATCAGGTACAGGTATCGACTTTTATTTGGAAGAAGATGCAGATGTTTTCATACAAGTCACACTGTATCCTAGAACTTACAGTGGATTGAACCTAGCAGAAGTTGGCTTATCAGGTAAGACAACAACAATAGCAATCAAGAGAGTTGGTAATGCTGCATCATTTGCCACAACAACTGGTGCACTGATGACAGAGAGTGAGTTTGGTGTAAATAGTGTGGCATCAAATGAAGGCGGTATCTACGGATTGGAAAGACGCAAACCATTCTACGCAAACTACTACGAGTTTTTGACTGCTGGAGAACATAAGTATAATCTAAGGATAGGATCTAACGAAAGATCTGTACCTCTTTTCTTCGTTCAAGTAAATGTTTATGCATACTACCGCAGTGTGACATCATAGGAAAAATCGATAGCAATATATAGGAGACACATATGGAACCATTGACAACAGCAGCCCTGGTTTTAGGGGCAGGAAAACTAATCTCAGGAGTAGGTCAAGGTATAGCTGATATACAGAGAACAGCACCCAACCAAGCAATGTTGGATGAGATAGCAAGATTAGAAAGATTACAAGAAGCTGACGCGTTAGGTTTGACAGGTACAGAAAGAGCTGCATTTACAGATGCATTCGTAAATCCACAAAGAGCACTAGCTTCACAACAGATGCAGCAGTCACAAGCACTACAAGCAATGTCACAAGATAGTGGCGAACAGATGCGACGACTGAGAGCAGCAGAAGAACAAACACAACGAGCTGTGGCAGCATCAAATCAACAAGTCGAACTACTAAATCAACAACAAGCTGAAAGCCAAAGACAGGCACTCTTACAAATGCAGATCGCTGAAGAACAAAGACAAGCAGATCGACAAGCAGCAATCATAAGTACAGTATCTATGGGGCTCGGAGGCGCAGCATCATTGGCATCATCAGGTATCGCAATGAACGAACTCGCTTCTCAAGGATCTGGTGCATACAATGCAGCGGCTCTTCAACAACTTGGTACCCAGTACGGATACTCGTTCCCACAATATCAGCAACCGATCGGACAACCTTTTAACTTACCACCAGGTGCAGTACAACAAGGTATGTTTATGCTACCACCTGCATACTATGGAATGGCAACACAACCAGGGCAGATACAACAGACGAATATGGGTGTGACTGGAGGACAGCCACCAATCCAAGGAACAGGAGAAGAATAATGCCATCAATCGCAGATTTTTACACTAACACGTATTACAATACGCATATGCAGAGATATCAGCAAGCAATGCAGCTAGCAATGCAAGAACAACAAACTGCATTTGCTATTGCACAGTTATTGAATGCACAAGCAATAAACTTGGACAAGCAAATCAGACAAGTAAAACAAGCTGAAACAGAAGATGACTTCAACAAACTTATGAAAGCATACGGATTGCAAGAACAAGTAAGATCTAGTCGTGATAAAAGAAGAATACAAATCTACAACCAAGTAAATGACATCTTCGATATTCAGCGTTCTTTACCTACAATCAATAATGCAGGTGACGACTTTGCTAACTCTCTCGCATCCGCAGGAAGCGTTGCTAACAAAGCAAAGCGTTATGCAGGTACAGTTGGTGGATACAGTCGTGCTACAGATCAAGCAAAAGCAGTTGGATCTGCAATCTATGAAAGGTTCAAGGCAGATGCATACAGAAAAGGTTATCAAACAAAGTTTGATGCCAATGATGCTGCTATCAGACAAGAGATCGCAAACATTACCGGTATTCAAGTAAGTGATATCGATACAGTTGAAGCACAAAAACAACAGATGCTAAATACCAGATTGAATGAAGAAGGTGGTGAAAACGTCGATCTAGCAACACTCGATACTGTTATTGCAGAAATAGAAGCAGATATTGCAGCAGAACAGGCTGGTGGTGAAGCTTCTGTAGATCCTGCAACAAAACAAGACAGAATAGATGCACTACTTGCACAAAGAACAGCACTATCAACACAACAAAGACAAGCATTAGCAACAGCACAAAGAGCACCAGAAGAAACAATATCTCGTGCTAGAACAATATACAGATCTCAATATGCACCAAGAGATGTACAAAGACAAGAAGCATTCCAAAACTATCTTGCTCGACTAACTCCAGCACAACAAATGCTGACACTCGGTTATGAAAGTGTCAAACCCGGTGAAGCAAAGTTTATGTTCAAACCTTTCAAAAGGATCGAAGACGATCCAACAAAAGCAGCAGCATACACACTTTACTATGAAATGCAAAAGATCAGAGAAGAAGGTGGAACATTTCAGGGTAATGACCTACTACACAAACGTATCGCACAGTTGTTGCCAAATGACGCAGAAGCACAGGAAAAAGCGATTGGGTATATACTAAGGGCTACTGAGATGGAAGATCCAGATAGTATCGCCAACGCCATCAGAAGAAACGCACAACTACAGATGAAAGCTAAGGACATTGCAAACACAGATTTGACTGCAGTATTTGGTGGTGTAGAAGCACCAAGAGCACCAGCAGATCTTCCACCCGGTGGCCCAGGCGATCTATCAGAACCAGAAGCAGGTGAACAACCAGAAGAAGCGACAGAAACTGTAGAACAAGAAACTGTTGTTGAAGAACCAGCAGGGCCGACACCATATGCTATTGGTGATAGTTTCAAACTAGATCCGAGTTTCACTTACGGATACAAGTACACAGGTACAACATCAGGTGGTTTACCAATCTTCGAAGGTACAGGTAAAATCGCAGGCAAGACAATAACAGGTGCACCAGCTGATGCTGATAGTGTTATTGCAGATCCGGATGCAAAGAATATGTACAACGAAGCATACAAAAAATACTTAGAAGGGAAAAAATAATGGCAACACCAGATCAGGTAAATCAGCTCACATTTGATGACCAACAGTCATATCAGTTTATCTTGGAAAGCCAAGGTCAAGAACAGGCTGACTTCTTTCTTAACAGAAAACTAGAAGATTATGCTGTACAACAATCAGCACAGCAGATAGAACTACAACAACAAGCACAAGAAAGACAGCGTGCTGTTGGTAATCAACCTGCACCACCAATCCAAGGTTTGACGCTGACACCTGAACAACAAGAACAAGCAAGACAAAGTATACAAAACTATATGGACAGAGGTGTATCAGGTCGTGTGTTTCCAGGTATCAACTTAGTAGAAGATCTACCAGCAGAAGATCTAGAAGCAATGCGAGCTCTTGCTCAACAAGGTCAAAACCTACAAGCGCTAGGTATGCCAGTACCATTTGATGCACAACAAGCAATGGATCAGTTAGAACAGTATGAAACTATGGGTGGTGTACTGACACAAAACGTTCCAATGGCAGAGATTGAAACTACTAGAAGAGAAAGAATACCAACACCTGCACAGATACAAACACAAGCAGAACAGGTACAAGCA